GAAAATCTGCTGGTAAAACCTGACGTTTCGGTAATCTCACTCCATCTAAGTCAAAACTTGCCGTTAATTGAAATTGTATTATGTCTCTATTTTCAGTAACTTTACGATCAATATAATAAATTTCATTAGGAAATGTAGCAGTAGGATCTGGTGTACCAAAAGGATTTAGCCCTGATTCCATATCTATCGCACTTCCATCTTCTAATAAAAGATTTGAACCATTTTCTAACAAAATTTGCCCACCAGTAAAATTTGTGTTGTCAATGTATCTTTCTAAAGTTCTTATTCTTGTAACTTTTGCTCCCTCTAAACCTTGAGGTAGAGTTAAAAGTATTGTTGTAAAAGTTCCTAAAATATTAGATATAGTTAAACGAGGTCTTGGTAATTGTTTTCCATTAAATTCAAAGCCATCAGCTTCGATAGGCATTTTTGTATATTCAATATTATCAAAAATAACATTGCTATTTTCATTATTATTTGTCCCATTATGAAAATAATATTTTGTATTAGATCCGTGAATAGTTGTATTTAGCTCAAGCTGAAAAAGCTCAACTATAGTACTAGGATTTATTTTTTGTAATTCTGATACGGGAGTAGACATTAAGGTTCAAATACTTGCTGGAAAGTCATGGTTAAACTAGCTCTATTTAAAAAAGGTATTCTTTTTGTCCATTTAAGACATATCCATTTATAAGCAACAGCACTACCAGGTGGTTGCCAATCAAAAGACGCACCATCATCTGATCTAGCCTCAAGAAATCCCTCTATAGTATCTGATTCCGATTCACTGACATCAAAAGTTAAGTTCCAAACATAAGGTCTAGTATTCAATCCAAATTTAATTCTATGTTGGTAACCATCATTAAATTGAGTTATGTTTATTTGTGAACTCGTAGTTTTTTGAGAGTTATAGCTTGGTTTTATATCAGGGAAAGTAGCCATTATCCTAATAAACCTCCAGGTCTTTTTTGTTTAATTAACTCTGATTGTATAGCAACAGAAATTAACTCACCCAATTCTCTGCTTTGCTGTTCATCTCCTTCGACAGAAGATCCAGAAGCATCTACGTTAACTACAACATTTGTTGAGCCACCAATAGCATTGTTTGGTGTTATATATCCAGAAGTCGCTGGTGTAAATAATTCTGGACCTTTTTCTCCCACAAGTGAAGCCCTACCACCTGGAATACGACCTCCATTTGCTGCCGTGTAAATAGGTGTAGGAAGAATAGGTGTGTCAGATTTTTTAACACCTCCTCCAAACGCTCCAAGAATAGATCCAAATAAACCGCTTCCTGATATTAAACTTCCTCCTGCATTACCAAAAAATGCCATATTAAATGCAGCATCAATCATCTTATCTAACACGTTATTTAGTACAGAACTTAAAGTTGTAGTTCCACGAACTAAACCCTGTATGCCGTCAGCTAAATCTGTAGCAATAGTCTGTTTAAGAGCATCAAAAGAATCTTGAGTGGCTTTTGCAGCCATAGCTAATCTTGTAGCCTCTACTAATCTTTCCCTGTCTTGTTCTAATAGTTTGTCATTAGTTTCTATCTGTTGTTCTAAACTTTGTTTTCTTATTTCTAAAAGCATTATTTTATCTGTATAGGTTTGAGAAGATGCTTTTTCTTTTTCTAATAATTGTTCCACAGTATTTAACTCATTAGTAAGACCTGTTTTTACATTTCTAGCTGATGCTTCAAATAGAGCTACTTGTTTTGCTAATGCTGGATTTAAACCGCTTCTTCTAAGTTCCAGTATTCTATTTTCTCCTTCAAATTGTGCATTAATTCCTGCTTTTAATTTTGCGTGTTCTGCACCTATCTCTTTATCTATTCTTAGTCCTGCTTCTTTTTCTGCTCTTACTTTTATGCTATTTTCTAAAATTTTTCTTTCTATTTCTAGTCGTTTTGCCTCGGCTCTTCCTGCTTCAGTTAAAAGGTAATTTGTTTTAAAACCATCTACTGTTACATTTCTATCTAAATTTGCCTCTGCTTGTCTATTTCTAGCTAACGCTTGTACCAATGGGTTATCATCTCCTAACTGCGACTTTGCTAAACCTAAGTCTCCTCCAGCAAAGTTAAATACTTTATTTACTATATCTGCTAATCCTGCCTGTATTTTTAAAAATGTAGTTGCAAATCCATCACTTAACATCTTCATCATTTCAGCAAACTGCCTTAACGCATTTACACCTTCAATTCCGATAACCTTTGCAGTATCTTTAGTAACTTCAGCTAAAGCTGCTTGTTTACCTTGAAATTCCTCAATCATTTTTATTTCTCTAGCTCTCGCTCCACTAATTATTTTTAACTTTTCAATACTTTGATCTATATTTGCATTGGCAGGACTAAGAGCATTACCTAAATCAACCATGCCATCTCGAAGATTGGTAATCATGGTAAGTCCTGCTGTTGCTACAAGACCTCCTGCAAATCCTCCCATTTGACCGCCTATTGCTCCACCTATAGCTCCTCCAGCAAAACCAGCAGCACCACCTACTAATCCTTGTCCAAATAACAATGGAAACGCACCACTAATAAGTGCTCCACTAAGCACCCCTTGATTATTTCCCCTTGCTACATTAGTGCCTCGTGAAGTAGTAGCACCTCCTCTACTTCCAGGTCTAGACACAGATTGTTGTCTTATAGCATTTGCAGTCTGTTGCTCTACTTTTAACTGTTGTTGATCTACTTTTAACTGCTGTTGTTTTATTCTTAAAGTTCTTTGTTCTTGCCTAGTTACTTTTGTGGCTGTAACTAATTTTTCTTTGTCTCTTTTATTGACTTCTCTATTTGCTCTTCCACCTTGAGCTAATTTATTTAACTTTGATATACGCTTCTCAAGATTATTTAACTGCTTA